TTGATACTTTTATTCTTGCGTCTTTCGTTGGATCTTCATTGTTTAGTAATAAAAGTCTCATGTAATTTATCTGACTTTCTGGCACGTTATTAAATGCGTCATACCATTTTAATGATAGATTCATATCACCTCTAATTCTTTCTTTTACTCTCTGTATCTGTATGTCTGGAAGCTGTATTTTTTTTTGTAACTGCGCCCAGTATTGTATATCTTCGTACAAAGTTTTTCCAATACTATTTCCTTGTGTTGTATTAAAAAATAATCCTTTCTTTTTTAAATATGTTGGTATTGGTTTTAACAAAAATTTAGTTCTTGTTAATATTAACCAATCACCAGTAGACATATCTATGTCTGATAATTTATATTTTTGATAAATTTGTCCAGATTCAGACTTTGGAAAATATTCTTTGTCAATTCTATTATCTTGTATTCTGTTAATGACATTTAATGCAGTTTTCTGTATAATGCTCGGCACTCTTTCTGATTGTTTTAATGGTATTTCCTGTGCATCATAATCTATAAAAGAATCTACATCAGCTCCGGCCCAACCAAATATTGCTTGGTCATCATCTCCTGCAACCCACACATCACAATCTGTATCTTTCTCTATTTTATTTATCATAGCCCACTGTATTAAAGATAGATCTTGTGCTTCATCAACAAATATAACATCAAATTTTGGTACATCATCCGTATCTAAAAATTTTTGTATCATGTCAGTAAAGTCAATTAGACCATACACTTTTTTATAATTAATAATTTCTTTTTCTATAGCTTCTAGTTTGTTTCTTTCAACTTTGGACAAATGTTCGTTAAGATCCAGTTGATGTAATACAGATATTTGTTTTACTCTTGCTAGGTTTATTAAACCAAGATACTCACTGTCTGATGAAAAAATGCCATTCCAATTATTTGTTTCATATGATGCGTATTTAATTTGTATGCCACACGTTTCACCTATTGCTTTGTAATTTAAGTCTTGCATGACGTTTTCTTCTTTTAATCCTAGTCTGTTAAATGCCAAAGAGTGTAGGGTTTGAAAATATTTTATATCTTTTTTTGTAAGTTCTGTTTTAACTTTTAAAAATCTATCTCGTGCTTCTCCTGCTGCCTTACGTGTAAAAGCAAAATAACCAATACGATCTAGTTTTACACCTTTATCGACATATCGTTGGACTTCGTTTAACAATCTTCTTGTTTTACCTGTGCCTGGAGGACCTACTACTTTATATCTCATTAGTAATTACTTTCTTTTCTTTCCACTGGTTTATATTCTATTTTATCTATGTGTAATTGTTTTAGTCTACATACCTTAACTGTTTTACCATCTACATTAAGAGAGTGATTAAACTCTACATCACATTTATCTTTCATTTTTTGTGCTATTCTTTCTTCTGGTATTTTCCAACTGGCACCCAAGTGATCTATGAAAGAACCAAATCTAAAATAATGATAACCATCTTCGGTTAGACAAGACCCGCTATTTATTTGTATTCTTTCTCTTGCTCTTGGACCATTTACACAATACTGAAACAACTCTTCTTTTAATCTATCTTCTATTTGTGTTCCTGCAGGTGGTGTTATTACAACTGAATTTTTTCTAAACTCTGTAAGTTTTGCTCTAAAATCTTTTGGTTTTAATGGCTCATGATATATGCCTGTCTGTTCCCAAATTAAATCTAACAATTCTACTTGTTTTGTTATTAGTCGCCTGTTGCTTGCCACCACTCCAGCTTTAGTGCCATCAGGTAATGCAACATTAAATCTATATTCTGGTTCCGCATACATAATTATTTCAAAGTCTGTAATGTCAGGAAACATAGTTATGCTATCTGACTTAACACCAAACGGTCTTGAATAACAAAGACTACGCATACATTTATTATGTATTGGATCTTCATAACAAGTATGACCTGCTGTATCTTTTCTCCATGCAGTTATCTTAGAATCTAATTTAGATTTATCCCATGGAGTTTCTAAATAATTGTAGTTTGCTTTTGCCACAAAATCTGGCCACTTATCTTTGTACTTCTTTTTAGCAAAGACCATGTAGTTATACATAAATCTATCTCTACCATCATCCAACTTCCTTTTTGAACACAGTGCCAAACATGGTGGTCCATCTTCAAACTCTGGGTCAGTGCCTATTAAAATATTTTTGTATGTTTGATCTACTAATTTATCTAATTCTTGTTTACCTATTGTATTTTGTTCAGCTATATCTATAAACTTTTGTATACTTAATTTGTTGTTGTCTTTGTCTACTGCATATCTATTTGTTTGTCCGTTGTTATAGTATGGTAGGTTTATAAAATTACCTGGTTTTATTTCTCCTTTGTCATCTTCCTTTAGTTCTTTCTGTTTTGGAAAAACCTCAGTATCAGGATCTAATCCTAAAGGCAGTAAAAAAGATTTTAATGCCGATATTAAATCTATAGTTGGTATTGGTTCTTTTAAAAATAAATAACAATGTAAACCACCGCTCTTTGATAACATAGGTATTAAGGGTAATTTGTATTTTTGAAATAATGCTAAATAGCTTTCTACTTTAAATGTAGAGTAATTTTTTGGATCTATGTCTATACAACCAAATTGTGCCGTCTTATCTATTCTACAAGGTTGTATTCCAATAGAAATTTTTCCTTCTATGTGATCTTTATAATCACCTTGTGTTATGGGTCTGCCTGCCCATTCATAATTTGGTTTTAATTTATTTTTTTCTGTATCTAATTGTGCAGAAGACATGTCCGCAATACCAAAATCACCTTGGTATCCTGTAAACAATTTTATAAATTCATCAACCATAAAGATCCCGGGTCGGAGCGGCTCCACTCTCGCATCACCGCTCCTATCTTTCAACAGAAAGAATTAGTAGTTAGATTCCTCTGCTTGGTAAGAATCAGCTTTTTCAGCTGATTTCTTAAGAGAGTTATGGAAGTCTCTTGCCATTTGATACAGACCAGAGTTGTCTACTTTTCTTAATAGACTCACACTGTATCCGTGCCAAGTAAAGCTACCTGAATTTTCTACAGAGTTTAATCTATAAACTCTAGAAAACGTTGGTGCTGGTACAGACTTTCCAGATTTAGGATCGGTTTCAAACTCATTTTCCATTAATGAATTCCATTGTCTACTTGTTTTAAGTTGTGTAGACTTCATGGTCATCAAAGCTTTTTCTGGCCTTGGTCCATTAATAATTACAAAATGATTTGCTGTCTTTATGATTTCATTACCATTATCTAGCATATCTTTGTTTCGTTCATTTTGAGTTGTCTTAGCCATAATGCCAGGTCCCCTGTCATTATGTATGGGTCTGCCTTCTCTTTTTTCAAAAGGTGCCCATTCAGGATATGTCATCTTATAGAAAACAGGTACAACTTCTATACCTTTTTCTCCATTATACAGTTTTTTTGTAACTGTATTATAAAACATACCTGCTTCTGCTCCGTCAACATACTTTGCATGTTTCTTTTTAGTTTCATCTGAACCTGATTGTAATAGTTTCAGAAAAGGTAATGCAAGATCTCCTTTGTCAATGTTTTCAAGACCCATTCCTGAATCTGATACAAAGTCCAAAGTTGCTAATGCGCCACCTTGTTTTGTTGCTACGTCTCTTGTTTCTTCGCTCATGTTATTTGCTCCTTGTTATTTTTGTTTTGTTTCCCTTAAACAGATTGAAATGTTCAGAGGGCAAGTCTAATTTCTTTTCAACTCGTTCTCTGTATAGTGCTTTGAGAGTCATGGGCTCAACCTTAAGTTTTTGTTGAGGTTGATACCCACTACTCTCGGCAAGGTTAGCGTATTCACGCGCCTTGTTATCTTCGTTACGACCAAAGGAAACAGTAATCTCATTTTTAATAAGATCACCTAGATCGTTGTTTCGAAGCCAGTTGTATGCGCCATCCCGTTTGTCTACAGGTATTGTTGCGCTATAAATTTCTTTTATTTCTATTGCTGAACCATCTCTTAATTTCATAGTCTTTAGTTTCATAGACTCCATAATTTCTGGTATGACTTGTTGTGAAAGTTTATCTTGTAATTCTTTTTTTCTAGATAGTCTTTCTTCATCCATTTTTATTTCATCCTCTAATTTTTGTAGTTCTAAAACATGGCTAGATAATGTCTCAGCATTTTTTAAATCATTAACTTGTTGAGGTGCATCTTGAACAAACATTTGTTGTAAAGTGCTTGAACTGTTTGTTACATGTTTTTCCTTTTCCTCTAAATATGTTTTTCCATCTTTATTAACTGTCGCCATTAATTTCTCCTTTCTCGTATAAATTTATTTCTATTGGATAGTATTGTCTTTCTTGTTTGTCCCATTTTAACAAATTATATTTTCCGTTTGTCATATCAGAAACAATAGAACATGCAACCCCTATAATTGCAGGATCTCCTGTTAATAATAAATAATCTCCTTCTTTAAAATTTTTTAAACTATTTCTTAATTTAAAAATTAATGGACCTGGAGAAAATATTATTTGTGATAGCTCTGGTAACAAAAATTTAAAGTCGCCGTACTTTGATGCACCCATAATATTTATTTTTGGATTGCCTAATTTAGTTCCCGGTATCTCCTGTATAACATATACTATATTATCTTTCATGCTTGACAATATAGGTCTTTATATTTATATTGTCAACTAGAAAGAAATTATGAATTATAAATTTAAAACAAAGCCATACGCACATCAACTCAAAGCATTAAAAATGTCTTGGGATAAAAAATGTTTTGCATATTTTATGGAGATGGGTACAGGAAAATCTAAAGTATTAATAGATAATTTATCAATGCTTTATGACAAAGGTAAGATCAATGGTGTTCTAATTGTGGCACCAAAAGGTGTATATAAAAATTGGTATAGTTCTGAAATACCTACACATTTACCAGATCATATAGAAAAAGTGTCCGTATTGTGGCAAGCAAATATTACAAAGTTACAACAAAAAAATTTAGATAGATTGTTTGAAACTGGCACTGATTTGCATATCTTAATTATGAATGTTGAAGCTTTCTCTACTAAAAAAGGTGTAGATTTTGCAGCTAAATTTTTAAACTCACATAATGTTATGATGGCAATAGATGAGTCTACAACCATTAAAAACCCAGAAGCAAAACGAACAAAAAACATAGTATCTCTTGGTCGTAATACTAATTATAGAAGAATACTTACAGGTTCTCCTGTTACTAAATCACCGTTAGATTTGTACAAACAATGCGAGTTCCTTGACCCTTGGCTCTTGGACCACCAATCTTATTACTCGTTTAGAACTAGATACGCTATTATGAAGACAGCAAACTTTGGTGGTAGATCTGTTCAAATAGTTGTTGGATACAGGAATCTTGGTGAGCTATCAGATAAACTAAAAGATTTTTCTTATCGTGTATTAAAAGATGATTGTTTAGATCTTCCTAAAAAAACATTTATGAAACGTGTAGTTCAACTTACTGCAGACCAATTAAAAGTATACACACAAATGAAAAAAGAAGCACTAGCAATAATGAATGGCAAGATGATTACTACTGCAAATGCTTTGACCCAACTTATGAGATTACAACAAATAACATGTGGTCACTTTAAATCTGATGACGGTACAACACAAGATATAAAAAACAATCGTGTAGATGAACTATTAGATGTGTTAAACGAAATAGAAGGTAAGGTTGTTATATGGGCTCATTGGCAAAGTGATGTAAGACAAATTATAAAATCAATACATGAAGAGTTTGGTGAAGATTCTTTTGTAGATTACTATGGTTTAACACCACAAGATGAAAGACAACAAAACATAAAACGTTTTCAAGAAGATGATAAATGTAAATTTTTTATAGGCACACCACAAACAGGTGGTTATGGTATTACACTGACCGCAGCTAGTAATATGATTTATTATTCTAACGGATATGATCTAGAAAAAAGACAACAGTCAGAAGCTCGTATAGATCGTATTGGTCAAACTAAACCCATGACATATATTGATATTATATGTGAAGATACTGTCGATGAACGAATAGTAAAAGCTCTACGTAAAAAAGTTAACATAGCTAGTCAGGTTATGGGAGAAGAATTAAAAGCTTGGATTTAAAGCTTCTGTATCAACACTACAATTACACCACCCATACCAGTCATAACAGAACCCATAGATACCAATAGTATTCTTTCTATTCTAGTAATTTGAGTTTGTAATTGATTAATACGATCGTGTGTTTGTTTCTGCATGATACGACACAGTTTTTCATGTGATTCTATTTTTTGTAATGCGTCTTGTTTATTTGACATGTCTACCTACCCAGTAACAAATTGGTTCTAGTATTTTTCTATACACTCTACCTATTAAATGCACCTTGCCTCTTGATTCTTGTCGAATGTCAATAGTTCTGTGCACCGCTATATGTTCTAATACTTTTTTAAGAACAATGTTTTTCTTAGATAATCTTACAAGAGGTAAGAATATTTTGTGGTATCCCTTTTGATATTCTGGTGCTAAATTTTTTGAGTGTCTTAACCAAATCTTATTTCTAAAAGATCCAAAACCGTAAGACTCGTTCATCATAGTGCAGACAATCTTGCCGCCGCCACCGCCGCCACCGCCGCCGCCGTCACCTCGTTGACTTGGTGGTCCAGCTTGTCCAGCTGTTGATACAGATCCCATATCAGCTCCGCCGCCTACACCAGTTGTACTTCCTCTTGGACTTTGACCTTGTTTACTAGGAGCACTAAATCCTGAACTTGGTGGTCCATCGCCTCCACCGCCTTCATTAAAATCAAAATCTCTCATGATGTTTGTACCTGTTGCGTATAAATCTTCCATTTCTTCTAACTCTTCCAGAGTTCCTATCTGTGTTCCAGACTGATCTAATTGACTTTTAAGTTGAGCCTCTGTTATTCCCATTCTTCTATCAGGTATATCCGTAAATCTACCTTCATCTTCACCTTCAACACCTATGTCTCCTGATATGGCATCTTTTAAAGGATCACCTCTTCCTCTATCAGGTATATCATCTGATCTACCTGCTTCTTCATCTATGTTTGGACCAGTAATAGTTTGTTGTCCTATGTCAGACATACTTCTAGCATCATCATATTCTGTTCTTTTATCAAGTTCATTCAACATGAAAGCATTTGCATAATTATAAGAAGTCACATTTGTAGGAGGTCCAATAACTTCAAGTTCACCTGTTACTGGATTAACATCTACTGTAACTCCATATTTTGTAGCATTTTTAGTTAACTGATCGGTTAAATTACTTATTTGTTGTTTGTTCATTAAATCATAATCACCAAATGCAGAGTCTATATTTTTTCCAAATATATCTTTATTTGGATTTTCAGGATCTTGTATACCAACAATTGCAGCAGTTTTTCGTTGTATAGAAGGTTCTGGAAGTATATTTGATAATGCATCTGCAGCAGCAAACAATAAACTAACGGGTCCTCCTGCAATTTTATTCATAACTAAACCAGCTGCAGTTTTACCTATATTAAATTTTTCACCAAATACCTCAACAGTATTACTTAAAGAATCAAAAACAGCTCCTGGTATGCTTGCAATTTCTTTTCCAAATTGAGTTAGATCTCCACCTACTTTTGAAGCTATGTCTCTTAATGTATTACTTTGTGGTGTTGTTAGTCCTTCTATGTTTTGTTGTTGTCTTATTGACATTAAATTAGGGTCCATAATAGGATCTACGTAAGATGGTGTACCCACTAAACCTTGTTCTTCAGAGACAACTCTAGAATCACCTGTTGGATTTCCTAAATCAATATTATCTAAATCTAAATTTGCTAAAGAAGCTCCACCTGCTGCACCTGAAGCTAAAAATCCAGTTTGAGGAGCAGTTGATTGAGTTCCTAAAGAATATGCATCGTCACCTGTAAACGCTTGTTTGGCAGTCATGGTATCTCCAGTAGGAGTGGTAACCATTTGCGTTAATGGATTTACAGATTCTGTTCTACCTCTAGGTCCGCTGCCTCCATCCGTTCCTGGATCTCCGCCTCCACCTCCGTCTCCACCAGTTGGCGGTGTAGGTGTAGTTGTTGGTGGTGTACTAATTGTAGGAAAGCCACCTGAAAAATATCTGTTAAGGTCTGAAAGATAAGATGTAAGTCTAGGATCATAAGCAAGACCTGGTTCTTCTGCTATTGCACCAGCTATTAATTTATCTTGTTCTGTTGCCTGCCTGATACCTGATACATCGATACCCTCATCAAGTATATCTGGATTAGTTACTAAAAACGATTTAAATTCTTCATCCATTATGCCATTCCCCTTTGTCTTAGTCTTATAGCTTGTTCTTCAGGTGAAAGCAATGCTTGTTCTGTAGGTGTTAGACCTGTTTGTGTTACAGCTGCTTGTTGATTTGTCTGTATTACACCAGGGTTTACTGGTGGTGTTTGTAACATTGCAGATTGATCTAACATTTCTGTATCTGGTAAATAATCGTCAAGATTTAAATCAAATTCACCGTCTAATCTTAAGCGATTTAATTTTCTAGACATAGCTCTAATTGAACCTAATGCTGCTTTCATTGGATTAGGTTCACCTATTTTTTTAGATATCTGTTCAAATTCTCTAAATATATCTTGTGACGGAAAATATGGATTAAAATCACTTCTTCTTAATCTTCCATAAGTTTTACCAAGACCCCTTTCGGAAAACTCTTGACCAAATTTTCTCATATCAACACCTAAAATATTTGCTGCTTCTATGTTTTTTAACATTTCTTTTTGAACTTTGAATCTTGCTTTGTTTGCAATAAAAAATCTTTCAATAACATCTTTAGGAGTTTTAGGTCCACCTTGTAACACTGATTCTGCACCGCCTGTAAACAACTGTCTAGATTCTCTAATACCTCTTTGATAGTCCGCTATTTTAAAACCAATAGATCTTACAGGATCTAATCTTACAGCTCTGTATCCTGCAAATCCTAACAATTCATCTGGTAATTCAAAAAACTCACCACGTTTAGATGGTTTGTTAGCTGCTGCTTGATACAATCTGTTGATCTGTTGATATGAAAAAGGTAGCATGGCTTTTGCTAAATGATTTGTAATAATTTTTATTTTTTCACCTTCAGGTGTTCTTTGCGTATATAATTGTCTACCTTCTCTTGTTCTACCATTCCTTGCAATAATGTCTAACGCTGCTTCCGTGTAGATTGCTTCTGATATAAATGGTGACGCAAGTTCACCTGCCGCCTGTGCCATGCCACGTAATACACCCTTCATTAACACTTCTTCATCGGTAATACCTTTTTGCACCTCATTAATTAATGTTTGTATAGGTCTTGTTGCTACATCATATGCATTACCATGACTAAAATCTATATATTTAAGCTCACCTTCTTTTGTTCTAATAGGTAGAATTGTAGAATTTTTTGACCAATCTGGCAGATATTGTTTCATTGCTGCGAGTTGTTCGTTGGTAACATCGTTAAGAATTTGAAACCCTGATTGCACTACGTTTGGTGCAATATACATAACTGTTCCTAAACCAGTTAATCTTTTAATACCTATATTTCTTAACGCTGGATCTTTTATTTCTTTTATTGCTCTTTGTGCAATATTAGTTGTTGTTCTTAATATTTCAGATGGGAATGACATAAATGTTCCAAGTGGTAAACGTCTTAATGCTCTGACTGTGTCAGATACATATGCATAATTAGGCACGGTATTTCTTACAATATCTGCTGCTTGATTATCTAATAAATCATCTGTAAATTTTCTACCTGCTTTAGTGTATGCATTTTTTAAACGCAATCTTTCAACTGCAAAGTTAGCTATTTTAAATAAATCATCTTCTGCTGTATATAAATCTTCAGCGCCTTTCATAAAACCTTTTGCTTTTCTAGCTGTACCAGCCGTAAGTTTTTTCATCATGGACTCTAATGGTTTTGCAATATTTAAATTTTCACCAAATCTAACATCACGTAAAAGATTTTTTACATCACCAAGTTGCACTTGTGAGTTTACAACACCAAGATCTAATAATTTTCTATATCTTGCATTAGCAGCCGCCTCATCAAAACCCACACCTGTTATTTTACCTAAAGCTCTTTTTATAGGCGCTCCTGTTTGTAATGGTGCAAAAGCATCTGCAAATGCTCTACCTACAACTGCAGGATTTTCAAAAAATATACCATTTGCTGCAGAGAATCCTGTTGCAGAAAATAAATTTCTAAAGTGTGTAACAGGTGCAAGTATTGTTTTTGCAACTTGTGACAGTGCTTTTGGAAATAAAACTAAATTACGATAACCCCATGTTAAACCTTTTTCTACACCTGTAGCCCCAGGTCTTGGTTCAAATAAAAATTGTAGAGCTCTTGATGAATCACCTAATCCTTCCGCTATCGCTTTTGATGTAAATTTACCTTGTAAAGGATTAACTGTAAATTCATCTTTAAAAAATGGCAATAAATATTTATCTAATTCTACTATGTCTTGATTAGGTAAAGCTGCTGATGCCTCTAATGGATCATCAAAGAAAAAACCTCTAGCACCTACAGGTGTATTTTTTGTTACAGATAATTTTACAGCATCATCTTGTTTAGCAAGTTTTTCAAACAATTCATTTTTTCTAGCAATTGAAGATAACTTTGTCATGCTATTATAAATAGAAAACCTAGGATCTTCCATCTTACCAAACAATGCTTGTATTGTAGCTTTGTCTTTACCTTTTGTTTCTGCAAGAATACGTGCTGGTTTAATTTGATCTGTTAATATATTTTTAAAAAATTTATCTAATTCTGGTCCTTCATCTGCAGCCGTGTCATCGACATATTTAAAAGGTAAGCCTGGAGGTGATTTTTGTTTTTGTGCTGTTTTAATAACAGTGCTAACCATAGTCTCTGCCTGAAAGTCTGTAAGTTTTTTACCATTTTTAGCTGCATAATCTTTAAAAAATTTTTTTGTGTTGTTAATGGCTTCTTCTGTTGGTTCATATCTCATATATGGTAAAACAGATTTATCTTCAAATATTCTGTAAGTGTTTCCAAGATATTCCTTGACCCTATTTCCCATTAATGATTGCAATGTTTTTACATCTTTTGGCGCGTTAGATGATGCATTTATTAATTTAGTAAAAGTTTGCCTTGCACCATTTAACGATTTAAATATTTCATTAATTGCATCGCCTTTAGCTCCCTTATCTTTTAAAAATTTTGTAACTTTTGTAACATTAGTTTTAGAAATATCTCTACCTATATTGTCAGAAAACAAAATATCATTTAATGTTTTATATATTTCTGATTTTGTTTTTGTTTTTGTTTTATCAAATACACCCTTGAATGCAGGAAAAATACTATCAACTTGTCTATCTATATTTTTAACCAACTCCATAGCTCGATTAGTGTCAGCCATAGTTGCACCTGTTTCTGCCATTTTTGCCTCAAATACTTCTTGTGGTTTTGCACCTCTTGCTCTTAATGCAGAAAATACTTTATTAAAATATTTGTCCAATGTATTATTACTAAACTCTAATCTTCTACCACGTTGTACGGCTGCTTTAATTGCTTTACCTGCACCATATCCAGCTAATAAAGTAACAGGGCTTTCTGCGCCAAACTTAAGTCTATTCATTAATTTTCTACCAGCGTCTTCTCTACCACCCTCATCTGTAGTTTCTTCTAATTGTGTGGGTCCAGCTTCAAACACATCACCAAAACTTCCTATGTCTTCTACGTTTGCAACAAACGCTTCGCCTGCAACACCACCAGCCATGCCAGCTATAAATTTTTTTCTTCCTAATGTTTTATTATAATCATTTGCTTTCTTTGCAGCTTTTTGTAAATTCATGCCTGCTGCATTCATGTAGTTACCAGCTTTTTTTGCTTTGATAGCACTGCTTGCTAATTTAAAACCTATACCACCAGGCACACCTATTTGTATTATTGTTTCTGCTAATTTACCAATAGCTCTGTCATCAGCTATTTCTTCAAAAACATTAAATCTATCAAATGCTATTTCTACTTTAGCAGCAAGATCTGTATCAAAACCTAGATCTATTAACTCTGCACCAAGTGATACAACACCTTCTGGAACTTTTATAGCACCAGATACAATACCTGCCATCGCTGCTGTGATTGCACTTGTTTCTGAACTTTGTTCTTGTGGAGTAAGGTCAAAGTAGCCAAATGCATCTATTTCTTTAGCCATCTAACCTCCTAATATAAACTTTTTAAATCTGTTATATCGTAACTGTTTGATGTAAAATCATTTTTGTTGCCACCTGCTTTTAATACGTAAATTTTACCACTTCCAATATCTACAAATCCATCATCAGGTCCAAAATCTTCATTGTCTACAATATCTTCCTTATCTCCTCTGACAGTTAAATCTTTTTTACCAAAATTAGTTCCCGGTATGTTAATAAGATCTTCTTCTTGTAATACATCATATATTGCTTCAGCTTCGGTTCCACCTGTTCCTGCATAAAAAGTTTTAAACTTATCTATTATTTTTTGTGGTATTGATGCTCTAGTTACATCTGATGCACTTCTACTATATTTTTTAAACGCTGCATTTCTTCCTTCAGTAGTATCAGGAAATTCTCCAGCTTTAATTGATAAATCTATCATTTTTTCTATTGCAATTTTACTTTGACCTTTTTGAGATAACTGTGATCCTACTGCCGTAGATACAGCTGCTTGTTTTCTTTTAGCTAAAGCTAATCTTCTTGCATCATCTGCTTTTACAAATTGAGCATATGGATCTTGTGCAGAACCAATAATATTTTGTAACGCACCACTTCCAGCAAATTTACCTGATGCTAAATTTAAACCTATTTGACCTATTGGTAATGTTGTTTTTGGTATGGGTGCTAACTCATCCATTATATTTTGTATTGCCATTGATTCTAATCTAGCTCTTTCTGAATCTAAAATAGTCCCTTTTGATAATTGTTCTCTATCAACAATACCAGTCATGATACCATCGTTAGTGGACCCACCTCTTCTAAACATTGGTCTTTTTAAAGTTCTACTCATTATCCCGACCTCGGAAATAATCTACCATATATATCAGCTCCTGCTAAACCTAAACCTAATGCTGTCATTAGTGGGCTGCTTTGTGCTGCTGCTGGTTGTTCTGGGCTAAGCTGCACTGATCCCGCTCCTGGTGTTAGTCCTGTAATACCTTGACCAAACATAGCTAATCTTTGTCTTGGATCATCCACTGCCATTTGTGATGCTTGTCTTTGTGCATCAAGAACAGCTTGTGCTTGTGCTTGTTGTTGTGCTCCCAATGTACCAAGACCAGATATCTGTGCTCTACTAAAGTCTTGTGCTCTTGCACCTAAACCTGATTGTAATTCTGATAAGCCCATTTGATTTTGTAAATCTTGTTGTCTTCTTGCTACTGCGTTTTGAAATCCTTGTTGTAATAAATTAGCTTGAGTTGCTGCCCGATTCCTGTCACTTGTTGCCTGATACTCGGCTCTTTGTACACCTTCACGTCCTCCACCAAAAGCACCTGGCACACCTAATGTTTGAGCTGCTATTTGATTTTGTCTTATTTGTGCTTGTTTATCAAACTCTGCAAGAGTCGTGTCAATAACTTGTTGTTGATAAGGTGACATGTAAGATTGAACTGATCCTGCTCCGGTTCCTGCACCCGTGCCTGTTAGAGCTGTTGCTCCCGTTGCTGCTGTTTGTGCTGCTGTTAAAAACGGTTGAAAAGATCCAAGACCTGTAGTCGGGTCTACTGCTTGTGAATATGCTGCTGCTTGGTAAGCATCTTGAGCTGCAACTTGTGGTGCAAGTTCAGCCATACCTGCTCTTGTAATACCAAATTGTTGAGCTTGTGCTTGTCTTTGTGCAAATTGAGCTGCAGTTTCACCAGGCTGTTGTTGAACAGCCGTAGTAATACTTGGTATACCTGCTTGTCTTGATAAATCAGTTAAGTATGTTTTTTGTGCTGCTTCTATAAATTCTGGTGGTAATGTTCTTGTTTCTGTAATACCACCTGTTTGTTTTAATACTCTACCACCTTTTGCCATAAACTTATTCATTAATCTCATCATCTCTTCTTGAAACTCTTCTAATTCACTTGCGTTTAATTTTTTATATGGTTTACCAAACAGTCTCATAGAATGTTCATCTCTATCTCCTTCACTGTCTCTGTAAAAAGGATCATCTACTGATGCCATCTTCATAGGTGTACCATCTGCAAGACCTACTCTACCACCTGTTGCCATAGGGTTAGCCATATCTTCAAACATTTCTCTAGCTTTTTTTGCAGCTTCTTTTGGTGAAAAACCTTCATCTAAAAGATTTTCGTAAATTTGTTCTAGTAGTCTCTCGTTAGCGTCATCTGACATTATACAACTCTCTTCTCTAATTTTTTCATAGTATCATACATCTTTTGTGCTCCTTTTTCAATGCTCCCATTGCCTGCTCCTCGAACCGCGTCAGCAGTAAATACAAACTCATTCTTAGATAACATAGCAGGGACATCGTCTGCTTTTTCTTTAATACCCACAGGTACAAAACCACCTTTGTCTCTGTAGTCTCGTTCCATGACACCTGCTTTATTAGTCTTCATAATACCTGTTGGCATGCCGCCTTTTTTTGCTGGTTCTCTATATGTGCCTTGATCTGTAAATGTTCCTTTTTCACTATCAAGAAGTTCTCTAAGCTCTTTTAAACTTAACTTATCTAAAAGTGTATCTTCGTAACCTATTTGTTTTAATTTTATTTTTAAGTTAGCACCTTCTGAAAACCTTACTCTGCCGCCTCCTGAAAAAACCATTGGTAATCCAGCCACTTCTTCTTTACTAGGAAATTTTCTTTCTAAAAATTCATCTCCCATCATGTTAACCACTCTATAGCCTTCAGGTGCAGGTTGACCTGGTGACCAATTAATTTCTTTTGAGTAATCAAAACCTACCAACATAGGGTCTGTAAAATTAAAAGTATCTATGTCGTCTTGAGTTATTGTTCTTGGCATACCTGTTTGATCTATATCTTTTAAAGATAATGGTTGTCTTCTACCTTGATAAGGTGCCTGTCCAATAGATTCTAGATATTTACGAAAAGCATTTGCTTCTAAACTACCTGAAAAATCATAACTATATCCACCTGGTAATGTAACTGGAATCATAGCCGCTGTTCCAGCACCTTGCATTACTTCAGGGTTATCTTTTTTAAACTGTTCAAACCCAGATAATAATTGATCTTGAGGTAGAGGGTCGTTGTATTGTGGCATAACTGTTAGTGCGCCATCACCAGAAGGTGTGCCTGGTGGTCTTGTCATGTCAATTTCATCTATAGGTCCATCAATTAATTCTTCTACTGGTATATTTGGATCTGGTTCTACAGGTTGTTTTGTAAACATCATATCATCTGCTGGTCCACCTGGTTGAGTTACTTCTTCGTAAAAATCAACTATGTCAATTGGTTTTTTAACTACTCTTTCTTCAGGTTGAATTATTTTTTTAGGTGGCTGTGGAAATAAACCTGGTTGATCTGGCATTACTGGTAATATAGGTTGAACATCTCCACCTGGAGGCATTGGAAATTTACCTATTGGCATATCAGGTTCTATAGGTGTTGGTGTAGGTGCAGCTATTTTTTGTGGTGCAACATAACCTGGTAGCCTGCTTCTTGCTGCTTGAAACTGTTGCGCAACTGCAGCTTGATTAGCTATATTACGTCTTATGTTTTCTGCAAGTGTATTAGCCATAGTGATACCGCCAGTTTGATAACCAACTCTACCACCATCTGCTTCTTCTATTCTATAACTATCAGACAGAGTAATATCCAAAGCTTCTTGAAGAGATATTCCTTTTTCTTTTGCTAGTTTTTTAGCTGCTTCAAATCTTTTTAAATTTTCTTCTTTAGAAAAAGCTTTTTCTCCACTTCCACTGGAATACCCTATTCTACCACCTTTTTTTAAATTATGTCTTGCAACAAAAGCATCTTTACCGGCATCATCTAATGCAGAATACTCTGGGTCAAATTTAAAATAATTATCAAAATACGTTCTCATTTTATTACCAACATTTTGTTTTCTTCTAGCTAAATATTCTTTCATGGTTTCACCTTCTTGTTGTGGTGGTTCCTCTGCTAAAAATTGTTGATATATGTAACTACCTGCAGCAGTTGCTCCGCCGACTAATATTTGTTGTTGTACTATACTTGGTAGATCTTTTAATATTGGAACATCTTTAAATAAACCTGTTGCATCTCTTACTTTTGTTTGAAAAGCTCCGCTTCCGCCGCCTCCGTCACTTAATAATTTTTCTTTTCCACCTTCAAACAATCTACCTACTGGGCCTTCACTAAAACCTTGTTTACTAAATGTTTGACCACCAAAAATACCACCATCGCTTT